AGAGCTTATCATGGGGGCCCTGGCGTGTAGTCACCAGCGCATCAAAGGCGCGTCCCAAGCCGAACAGCCCCTTCTCGATTGACCAGTCAATTTGCATGGTATCCATTTAGCCGTACCGTCTTAAGTGCCTCGTGCACATCTTGTTGGGCCATGCGGAGTTGCGCTAGCGCCGCGCCATTTAGTTGCATTCCATCGGCGCTGCCCTGTACAATGCCCGACGCAACTGGCTGAGCGCTGGGGGCATCGGCTACAGAGGAGGAGCCGGTGACGGCCTCGCTTGCCGTGTCTTGGTCTTGCCAGCCCTGGTCGCGCTTCTCCGCCTCGTTGGCGATTTCCATCGCCTCGGCCTGGGCATCGCGAAGGCGTTCTGCTGTGCGGAATTCGGAGAAGCGAAATTCCACATCAGCCTGCACGCCTTGCGCCTCGAGGGCCAACGCAAACAGTCGTTCGATCATCGTTTCGCTGTAATGCTGGATCGATTTGATACCGGCTGAAAAAATATCCCATTGGCGGTTGCTTTGCACATCGCCAATATTGTCCGTAATGCCCAGCATTAGCGGCATAGTTTTCAGTGCGCGGACGGCCATTCGTTCCAGGGCTGTAATCAGGGCATCAATGCCACCGAGCGAAGCGGTGCCACCGGCTCCCACGGGTCGATTGACGGATACATTGCCGGTATGGATATAGGCATCATCTGGCTCAAGTGCGCTGTAAGCGGTTGCCACACTATCCACCAGGGTGGCAACCCAGGCGTCGAAGGCAACTGTATCACTCGCTAGATGCGGTGCGGATAAGAGCAGCTGGTCAACGTCGATTGACAGGTCGAGCCGCGGGTAACCCTGCTGTTGAATGACTCGCCGGAGATCGTGCATGACGCCTAATAGAAAGATGGAGGTAAACAGCGCCGGGGCTGCCATCGGTCGGCCATACGGTGACGCCGGTAACGGGTCGATTGGCACATAGCGAAACGTTGGCATATCCAGCGGCATGAACTTGTATTCCTGCCATTGCCCCGGCTGCCACACCTCGCCGCGTTCGGCGTCCTTGCGCTTGCGAAAACGAATCGACACGGGGTCAGGCGTGGCAAGATCGATCGGCAACCGGCCCCGGCGATTCAGTACCAACTCAGCGCATAGGGCACCGCGCATGAAACCGCCGATGTGAATGCGGCCCAGCAGGATGTCAAATGAGCCATACATGTCGCTAAGTTCGTCGATGAACGACTCAAGCAGCGCTTGAGCCTCGGTATATTCCGCATCGGAGCCGGGACGCGTGACCTTCAATTCCCAACCCGGATTCATCAGCCGGAGAAAATCCCACCCGGCGCGGCTGATCTCTGGCGATAAGTCCATCATCGCCTCCAGCAAAAACGCCGGATTAATCTGGTCGAAATCCTTCGATTGCAGATTGATTAATTGCCAGTTGGTCTCATAGTTTGCCGGTGGCACGATGAGCCACGACGCGTTGGGGATCATGTTTGCCCCATCGATGGAGGCGCGGCCCCCAGTCACGGCGCGGGTAGTTACCCCCTGCGGTTTACGCGCTGGTGGGCGGCCAAGTAGTTTTTGGAGGTAGTCAGTGAATCCCATAGTTGGTTATCTCATTTTCGCTTTGCCTTGGGCGATTGGTGAAACTGGTTTGATAAATATAAAATCAGGCGCAACCGCTAACACAAATCCATCTCCGTCATCTGGTGAGCGGTGAAAATCCTTGTTGAACTTCTCTTTATCGACCAATTTCTTCACAGCAACGCCACTTTTGTTGACGTATCCATAGGTGCGCTCGGTCAAGTCCTCTTCCAGCAATGGCGGCGCATTCGTGATCGCTAATCCTTTCATCGTCTCGCCGGATTCGGCGTACATCTCTGTCCCTAGATCATAGTAACTCGCAGCGTCATGCGGCACCCCATTGAAATGCACCTCGCGTAAAACCAATTCAAATTTCTTGCGCAAATCCATGTCAATCCGCAGCGGGTCGACAATGCCGCTGGCATACCCGCCGCCGCCATCAACCCGGATATCAACGCGTTTTACGCCACGCCGGTGCAGCCGTTCCAGTAGCGGTCTGAGTTTGTTCAAATAGGCATTTGTGTCTTGCCCCTGGATAGCGGCCACGCGCCATGCCGCGCCATTGTGCCGACAATAAATGGTGCCAAAATCGGTGCCATACCGTGCTGCATCAATGCCGATTCTAGCTGTTTCCGGCTCATGACCCACCGGCGTTCGCGCCTTGGCTGCTTCATACCGGCCAACCGGGACAAATGTATTACCGGCCAAGTTCGCCGGGGCGATGCCTAGGACACGAAAAAGTATCTCTGTATCAGGCTGATAAATCACATCCGGTTGCCACGGTAGGCAAAAAGTATGCTCGTCTTCGTTGTGCTCATCAACCTCAACGGCATGGTCTTTTACCATCGCTGTCACATAGCCACGGCGAACAGCGCCGGGTACAATCTCACGGTCAGCCAACACATTGGGGTGATACAGGCATGAAATCCGGAAATTCTCGATATCATCCCGCGTGCGCTGCTTGTAAAAACGGCTCGTTCGTGTCCGTGGATTCGCCAACATCAACACGATGGCGATCCCACCGCTGGTCATCGATTCCACCGCATCGAAAACAAAATCGGCAATGCCCTCCGCCTCATCGATAATGAACATCAGGTATTTACCGTGCTGACCTTGGATGCCCTCCGTGCCGATGTTATTCGTGGCGCGGCCCTTAGCGAAATGATCAGGTTGGCTTTCCCCAAAGTCGAGCTGTGGGATTTTTAGCACCTTGCCGGGTAGATTGTTTTTACGGCGGTCGGTGCGGATTTCCTTCCACAGTAGGTCGTTGATTTGCTCAGACGACGGTGCAAACGAATAAATAATCGACGGCACAAAACAATCAAAAAAATGCGACAGGATGCCCGATGCCAGTTTTGTTTTGCCGACCGTATGCCCAGCCTCGATGCGTATCCGGTTTTTTATGACCTGGCCCGGCGTCCAGTGCTCAAGTGCGCCGCGCGCCTTGTTGCCCTGCTCGTAATCGTCGCGCTCATGCAACTGTAGCAGGGCCCGCCGGTATGCGTCGAGTACCTCGACCTGCCCAGGATGATCGTCCCCTGCCCACGGATGCCAGCGCAGTTTTTCGATGATGTAACGGATCGGCTCGAACTGGTACTCCTCGAAGCGATTGCCAGCGGTCAACCCGCGCCGCCGCCGCTCTAATTCCGCCCTAGCCCTGAGCGCTAGCGATGTATCCATCGAGTACCACTTTCATCGGGTCTGCTCCATTTGCCACCTGGTCAAGCTGTTCGTTGCTGAGCTTGGATAGATCAATATCAATGCTCTGCGTCTTCACCGGCGCATCGATGCCCAGTAGTTTACAGCGCCGGTCAATGCAACTCAATACACCCTGCAAAAATGCGGGGTTGCCGTCGCGCTGCTCTTTCTCCATTGATGCCTTCGTAACTAAGTCGCCGGTCTTCTCCTGCCGCGCCTTCGTGCGCTCATCTTTGCTCGATTCCCACGCCTGCCAGAACTCACGTTCTAATTCATCCAGCCGAGAAAGCTCCTTTTGTTTGGCCTCGTCTAGGTTGATGGCCGTGTCTTTGCGCCAGCGGGTTTGGATGGTACGGATATCGATGCTGATTTGTTGCTGTGACAGTCCTAGCTCTTTGGCAATGTCCGACTGATACCAGCCGCGCAGATAGTAGCCGGTGATGCGTTCGTAGTCATGTTCTCGTTGAAATGCCGTTCGTTTTGGTGCTGCCATATACTAACTCTATAGATACAAACCTTAAAGAAATCGTCTTTCCGCACGAGTATTGGACTAAACTATTGACATTCTATATAGATGGTGGTATAATCTATATAGAAACAAAAAATCAACAACAGGAGAGAAACCATGAAAAACCGAGACAAATTCGAGAAACTACTAGACAGCCTGACCGCTCTGGAAGAGCAACGCGAAAAAGTGATCGAGCTCTACCTGAAACATGGATACAATCCAGACGAAGATTGTTTTCATAAGATTTTCGCAATTGACCAGAAATACAACGAAATCGAAAGGAAACTGAGCGTATGTTAAAAAATATTGTAATCTCTGTTCATCTGGGGGCTGGTGTCCAGGGTGAGCAGAGAAAAATAGCGTTAGAAAAAATAGCCGAAAAATTCGGCTATTTTTTTAACAATAAACCATCAATCGGAAAATTGATGGTCGCCATAGCCGATCATCAAATAACGACAGCAAAGGAACAAACCCATGAAAACCCGAACCTACACAATGAATGAAGACGGCTGGAGCGTAAAAGGCTGCTCCATGATTTATGCCCCCCGTGGGCAGGCTGGGGAGTACTCCAAGCTTGCGACCAATCCCTATCGC